CAGGGCAAGAGACAATTAAAAGCTTTGGTGGATGGATTAAATTTTGTGATTATAGAGAAGAAAAGCCTGTTTTCTGTTATCGTGATTTTATTGCACGATATGAAATGATAGATAATATAATTACTAATAATGAAGAAAGGGTTATACTTCGTGGTTATTATGATTATTATTACAATGCCATACCGTGCATGATTAAGATTATAGGCGATAAAGAACAGGGCAAGAAAATTATAACTGGTTGTTTGCAAGAATTAGAAAATAAAAAAGAAAATAATCAAGAATTTAAAAAACTTGATTATAGTCTACTGATAAAGGAGGTTTGTAATGAATAAGATTGCTTTTTATTTGCGATTAATTTTCAAAACGGACTTGAAGTTAAAAAAGAATTGGGAAGAATTAATAAAAATAAGACTAAAAGGAGGAGTGATATGAAAATATTTAATAAAGATATCAAAGAGGCTATAATAAAAGCACGTAATGATGAACGGGAAAAATGTTATAAGGAAATGAGAAATGAATTAATAAAACAAAAAATAGACTTGGAAAATGAATATACAATTAAAATAAAAGAAAAGGAAGCAGAAATCGAAAGTATATATTTGCGTATTAATGAAATACAAAAACGAGAAAAAATGATTGAAGATAAGAGGCAAAAATTGAGACAAACTGAAATACGTATACGCCGCTTATTAACTGATTTAAAATATTTATCTGATAAAAAAAGAGATGAAGACATTGAGCGGTTGCAAACATTAGATAGATTAGTTGACGAAGCGAATATAATTAATAAAATGCTTCAAGGGGGTGCCGAATGAAATATTATACGATGCAAGATATAAAAGAAACATTAAAAAGATATAATGTTACCGATAAAGCGTTAAAAGATTTATTAAAAAATTGGCGTAAAGATTATAACGGAGAGGATATCCCGGAAAATATATTTTTTATAGTTTTGTATACGTATATTTTCGGTATGAGTTGGAGTAGAGCGACTTCTTATTATTATGAAAGAGTAAAGAAAAAGAGGCTTATGGATGACTGAAAAGGAAGTGTCTAAAGAATTGCGTAAATATTGGAGGTTGACAGGATGGTATGTAATACGCAATCAACAAAATATCGGTAGTCACAAAGGTCTTGCTGATTATCTTGTTATAAAGGATGGTGTTCATATATTTGTTGAAGTAAAAGGAGAAAAAGGCCGACAAAGTGAAAAGCAAAATGAATTTTCTAAAAATATTATTAATGCTGGTGGACATTATGTAATTTGTCGTAATGTTAATGAATTTATAAATTTTATTGAAGGGAGCTTGTATGCCAAAAGAAATGTTTTGCGTTAAATTATTTACGCTGCATAAAAGTGATGTTACCAAGGTATACTGTATTTTCAGATAGCGAGCCTTGTTAGATATTTTGCTTTTATTTGCCAATTAATGTAAAAAATTACAATAAAAAATTTTTTAAAAAAAGGTGAGTTAATGAATAAAATACAAGTAGTAAAAAATCAAATTATAACAAGTGATTATGGAGTAAAAAGGCGGTTGCCTGATGGACATGAACAAGTTCATGATGGCATTGATTTCATAAGTGGCATTAATGATAGGACGGTGTTTGCTATTGCTGATGGGTTTGTTGCTTATGACTATGATGATTATTGTCATATAAAGAGATATGCCAAGCCTAATACAGGCGGTAATATGGTTATTATAACAAGTGTAATAAATAATAAGACATATCATATCCGATATTTGCATTTAGCTGAAAATTATATAAGCAAGGGACAATATATTGTAAAAGGGCGTAATATAGGTGTTTATGGCGATGTTGGTTATAGTTTTGGTGCACATTTACATTTAGATGTTTTTGAGGTTAATTGGAATAAAAAAATAAATCCGCACAGCTTGTTTAAATTATAGGGGAAAATGATGTATGGACAAAAAGAAAGATGAAAAAATTGTATTAATGCCGGATGGTACCAAAAAAATTTTTTGTGTTAGGTGTAAGAAATATGTTGATGAATGTGAAATATCTATTGACAAAAAACGAAACGCATACTATTCTTATTGCAAAAAATGCAATGCTGAGGCGCGCCGGGCAGAGTATTGGATGAAAAGGGGTATAGATTCTAATTTAATATGTAAAAGGCAAAGGAAGGATAAAAGTATAATCAAAGATGGAATTGAATATTTACGTTGTTCGCTTTGTGGTGAGTATAAGCCAAAAACGATAGAATATTTTAATAAAAATAGTAAATCTATTCATGGATTCCAAGGACATTGTAAAAAATGTCATAGAGATTCATACAAGAAAAAATTTGATAACATAAAAGATAAACTTGTTATACTGTATGACGAGATTGAATTATATAACTTCAAAAAAACCAAAGCTATACAAAAGTACTTAGAAAAAAACAAAATATTGAGGGTACCGCATGGAGTTGAAATTAAAGTTGAATCAATGGAGGTGACTGAGGATGATTTGCTGTTTTTGCAAAAAAAATATTGCAACTGAAAGACATCATAAATTTCCCAATACTAAGGCAAATCGCAAAGTTTATGGTCGTCTTTTAGACGAGCCTTTTAATTGTGTTCCTGCTTGTAATAATTGCAACGGTAGTCATAGAAATGTTATTATATGGGACGAAAAGACATTTATACAAGAAGCAATAAAAAACGGATATAATATAAAGGCAATTTCTAAGACAATGAAGGTGAAAGAAAGGTGGAGTAAAAATGGATAAGATACTAAAAACAGATTTGGTAGAATGGATGAAACTTAAATTGATAAAAACAAATATTTTCATGTTGTCTGGTATAAACACGCTCCCAAAATATTGGCTGAAAAATATAAATGCGAATAAGATTATATCGATAACAGGGAGGTTACAGGATGGTTAAAAAAGAAAGAAAGAAAAGTAAAAGTCTGTTTAAAAAGGGGCAAAGCGGCAACCCACATGGAAGACCTAAGTTGCCTGATGACATACGTGAAGCGCGTAAGATGGCATATGTTGAATTATGCCGGACTATTGTTGAGGTGTGGAGGATGACACCGATGGAGTTGAAAAAGATAAATATGGATGAATTACCACTGGGTAAGCGTGCTATTATTAGAGCGTATGTAGATATGAATTATAAAGGTATTGCTGAATATGAAAACAGAGCATTTGGCAAGCCTGAACAGTCTATTGAACTGGCTTTGGTAGATAATATTGAATGCAAGATAAATATATTTGACGAAAATGAAAATTGATTATTACAGGCCGAAGTTATATAAAAAGCAACGAGATGCTTTTTTTAATAACAAACGATATGCTGTAATAGAAGCAAGTACCAAATCTGGCAAAACGGTTGCCGGGCTTATTTGGTTGTTTGAACAGGCTTTGACTACAGGCAAGGCGGGTCGAAATTATTGGTGGGTTGCACCTGTTTATATTCAAGCGCGCATGGCATATGCAAGACTTAAGCGGAGCTTGCCGCATATGATTGCGAAAGCAAATGATAGCATGGTAATGATACAATTAATAAATAAAGCGCAAATATGGTTTAAAGGTAGTGATAATCCTGATAGTCTTTATGGTGAAGATGTGTTCGCATGCGTAATTGATGAAGCAAGTAGATGTCGTGAAGATGCCTGGTTTGCTGTGCGTACTACTTTAACAAAGACACGCGGGATGGTTCGAATTATAGGAAATGTAAAAGGTAAAAAAAATTGGTTTTATAAGATGGCAAGGCGGGCGGAAGCTGGTGCTAAAGATACTGGTTACTATAGAATAACAGCATATGATGCCGAAGAAGCAGGCGTTTTGCATATGGATGAAATACAAGACGCGCGCAATACGTTACCGCCACATATATTTAAAGAGTTATATCTTGCAGAAGCATCGGATGACAATAAGTGGGCATTGTGGACACAAGATAAGATTGATGAATGTCGGGTATATAGTATTGATTTTCAAATGGATAGGATTGTAATAGGTGTTGATCCACAAGCTATTAGTGAAAGCGGAGGTTTGACAGGTATTGTAGTTGTTGGTGAATATAATAATAAGTATTATGTTCTTGAAGACGGGTCGATATCTGGACAACCAGAGACGTGGGCCAGGCAGGTTGTTGCGTTATATCATAAGTATGATGCCGATTATGTGATTGCTGAAAAAAATCAAGGTGGCGATATGGTTGAAAGTACATTGCGAAGAGTTGACGAAAATATAAATATTAAAACGGTATGGGCGACAAAAAATAAGATGTTGAGAGCCGAACCGGTGTCCGTACTATATGGACAACGCAAAGTTTTTCATTTAGGTTATTTGCTTGATTTAGAAAATCAAATGACAAGTTATACGGGCGATAAAAGTCAACCGTCACCAGATAGGTTAGATGCGCTTGTATATGCTTTGACATTTTTTATTGATAGAGCACCGACCCCGGAAGCTCCAAATGTAATGAAGTTAAAAAAGATGAAAAGAAGTATTGTTAAAAATTTACCATATTAGGCATTGATTTTTTTTTATAGTTGTGTATAATAATACAAATCAAGGGGGATGTATGATTAAAAAAATTAAGAAAAGCTTTGCTGTAGTGCATTGTCACGGTAAAAATAAAGGTAAGATAATTGCGAAGCATAAAACTAAAGGTAAAGCGATTGCACAACATAAAGCTATTGAAATAAACAGAAATAAAAAGGTTGGAAAATGAAAAATAATAATTTGTTAAAAGAGATAACTCAATATACAGGGCGCACTAATTTACAAAATGTTTTATACTATAGTAGTGATAGGTCTATTAGTCAATACAAGTTAATGCGTCGTTATCCAATGTGCTGGATGGGATTGCAATTTATAAAGTTAGGGTTACCTGATGCTGCTTTTACTGTTGTATGTAGTGAAAAGAAATATGAATCTATTATTAAGGTGCAATTAAAAAAAATATGGCATAAATTAGTTCGTGAAGCGACTGAATGTTTAGATTTTGGTTTTAAAGCCTTTGAAAATAGATATGAATACGGGTCGCTTTTTTATAATGAAGAAGAAAGTTTTTCCGGTATATTATTAAGACAACCGAAAGGATTAGATGGTGAATCGATAGAAATACTTGTTGATGCTGATGGCAGTTTAAAAGGTTTTAGGCAAAAAGTGCAAGGTAAAAATATTGATGTTCTAGTTGCCGAACGTAAATGCTTACTTTTTACACACAATCTTGAAAGCGGCCAATATTATGGTATGTCAGCGCTTGAAACTGCGTACCCCTTTTGGTATGATGCAGTATTAAACAGACAATTTCACATGCGTTGGCTTGAGCGTAAAGGTACTGGTTTTTTTAAAGGTCTTTACCCTGCTGGTAAAACAGATGATGTTGATAATCAAGATATAATGTTATCGCTTTTGGATAATTTGATAGATGGTAACGTTATAGCATTACCGTCCGGTAGAGACGATAAAGGTCAACTTTTTTGGGATGTTAGTTATTTGTCGACGGACGATAAAACAGATCCGTTTATTGAACGCGCTAAATATATTGACGAAATGATACTTAAGGCGCTAGTTATACCTGAAAAAGCATTGGTTCAAGGTGAAATCGGAGCGCGGGCAAGTATTGAAGCATTTCAAAACATGTTTATACAAAGAAAACAAGCTATTCTAAATGAAATTGTAGATACTATTAACAGGTATTTGTTGCCGCATTTTATAGAGTTAAATTTTGGTAAAAATATTAATGTGCAGATAATTGCAAGTAGGTTAAGTGATAATGCACAAGAGGTGGCCGGATTAATTGTGCAGAAGCTGCTTGAAAAAGATAAGATTGAAATAAATAAATCCTGGTTGGTTGAAAAAACAGGCGTACCTATTATAGATAATGATTCTGATATTTCTGCAAGTTCAAAAACTGAAAAGATGTCTAATATATATGACAATGAACATGTTAATAAAAAAGAGGAAACAAGCGAATGGCGCGAATTGAATAGCCTTGAAAAGAAATATAATCTTGTCGGGATTGATAATTATATTGATAAAAGGCAAATGCAGTTCCTGGAGGCCATGAAGGAAGAATTAAAGTTACAGATTGAACGTATTAAGCGCTATATAGATAAAAATTATGATATTAATAATTATATAAAAATTGTTGATGAAATAGAAATAAAAAAGTCACCTATTCGCAGAATAATAAAAGATTATTTGAATGATATAAACGAATATGTAATGAAAAATTTTAACGAAGTGTTGCAAGTATGGATGGCAGAAAATGTTAATGCGTATATTGGTTTTCGTGTTGACGTAGTAACAAATAAACTTGTTACAGATTTGGAGGCTGCTTTAAAGTTGCAAATAGGTAATGATATTGCTGCAGCTAAAAGTAAGCTTGAAGTTATTGATAATATTAGCAATATAACATTAGAAACGTTTGTAACATCAAGAATGCCGGTAATAGCTGAAACGGAAGTAGGTTTTATTCTTAATAGAACAGTAGACGATTATATAAAAACAAATCATGATGCTGTTAAAAAAGGTTTGATAGATGAAATAAAAAAAATAGAAAGGGTGCGATATAGTGCAATAATGGATAATAAAGTATGCGCGTATTGCCGTAAGATGGATGGTATTGTTGTTGAAGCCGGGTCTGCTGTATATTACAGGTTTACCCCACCTATTCACTATAACTGTCGTTGTATATGGTTACCGATAACCGCGGAGGAAATAGCAGATCCGCGTGCAGAGTATACAGATTTAACTTTAAATAACAAAGGGCGGCCTGTTACCGTGGATGATGTTAATGGTATGATTGCAGGCGATAGTATTTTAAAAACGTTTAGTTGTGGAGTGAGTTTATGAGCAAATTAGCCGAGTTGCATGATATTGAAATTATTAATGTTTATCCCAATAATCATGGTATTAAATTTGACAAGAAAGATTTGATTGAAATTAAAAATAATTTTGAGATGCTAAAGGAAACAGGTGAATTAATACCGATTGTCAAAGTATCTCATTCTGATAGTCAACTTTTGTTAAAACATTTGTTTCAAAAAGACGACGTTGAAGAATACGAGGAAATGCCGTTACTAGGAGTGGTTGACAAACTTGATTTAAGCGAGGATGGTAAAAGTTTAAAAGCTACGATAAAAAATATACCTGAAAAATTATTGTTTGTATTTGGCAATTTATTTAGAGCGGTATCGCCAGAGATTGTATTTAATTGGCGTAACACAGGCAAGAAGGTATTGAGAGCAATAGCTTTGACTAATATGCCGTCACAAAGACATATCACGGATGTGTCAATGAGCGGGGGGCTCGTTTGTATGGCGGCAAAAATTATATATGAAGGAGTGCAACAAATGACAGAAGACAAAATTCAATTAGACGAAACGTTAGTTGAAAAATTGGCTGAAAAAGTCAAGAGGCTGTTTAAACAAGAAAAGCAAGATGATGTAGTAACTTTGTCTGTTGCGCAGTATAATGAATTGAAATCTGAAATGAATGATTTGAAAAAGAAATTAATTGAAAAAGAAGAACAGGCAAAGAATTTCAGTGATTATCTTGCTAAGTTTAAAGAGCAGGTAAGAAATGAAAAGGCCGAAGCTATTTGTAAAAATGCAATGGCTGAAGGTGTTCCTAAGATAGTTGTTGATAAGTTAAAACCTATTTTATTATCTGATATTGGCGAAAAAGTTTTAAACTTGTCTCAAGTAATAGATGGCAAGGCGATTGAAGCTAATATTACGATAATGGATATAATTAAAGACTTGTTTGACAACTATCCAGGAAAAATTGATTATTCAGATAAGACCGTTACAACGTTAAGTGCTCCGTCTGAAGACAAGGCACAAGCTATTAAAATGCGAGTTGAAGAGTTGCGTAAACAAGGTTTATCTGAATATGATGCTTTGAAAAAAGCAGGTCAAGAAATATTATGATGGAGGTACATAATGACTTACAAACAAGCCTTAACTGAAGAAAGAGATGTTAAAAAATTATCAGGGATTGCTGAAGCGGCTATAAGTCCGTATACCATTGTTACGTTTGGTTCTGCTAACGGAGTTGTAAATGCCGTTAATGCAAATAGCGTCCCGATTGGTGTTAGTGGTGATGCAAGCGAAAATAATAAAAGTACATATGCAGCAGGAGATCCGATAGTTATTAAATATGATGGCGTTGTATATGTTAAACTTGCAGGAACAGTTGAACGTGGGGCGTTGTTATGTGCAAGTACCGGAGGTGCTGCAATTGCATTGACGGCAAGCGGATGGGCGCTTGGCATTGCGATGGGTGCAGGTGTTGCAGGTGATGTAATACCTGTATTGTTACGGCAACATTTTAAAGCGGCTTAGCGGAGGTGTAAAATGAAAGGAACATTAAGACATGATCAATATTTGACAGATTTGTCGCTGGCATATCCTAAAGGCAAACTAATAGGTGAAATTGTAGCGCCTGTTGTGCCAGTTAATTTTTTTAGTAACAAGATTTTTGTTGATTCAGATGATGCTATAAATCAAGTGCAAGACTTTGCTGAAGGCAGTAGCTCGCAAAGGGTGGATTTTGAAGCAGGGACGCCGTATAGCTATAGAACGACACGGAAAGCGTTGCACGATGTTGTACTTGCTAAAGAAGCTTTAAATTCCGACATTGCTATAAGACTAAAGCAACAGATAACTGAAAAACTAACTCATAGATTATTACTAAAACATGAGTTACGGGTTGCTTCAATTTTAACGGATACTACAAAGATTGCAAATATTAATTTAGCAAGCACAGGACATAACCAGTTGAATGAAACAGGTGGAAGTGAAGAATTTGAAAAAGATATTGTTATAGCTGTAAAGTCGATTTTTGACAATACAGGAGCAACGGCTAATATGATTGTTATTCCCTTCCATGCTGCTTTACATGTTGCTAATTTAAGTTTTGTTAAAGAATCTTTGAAGTATCAATATGGCATGGAAATTTTGACAGGTGAATTGCAAAGGCAAGCGATGGCTGTTGTTGGATTGCCGCCTGTTATTAAGGGGCTGCGTGTAGTTATTGCCTCAGGCAGGGTTAATACAAATGCAAAAGGTCAAACAAAATCTGTAAGTAATCCGTGGGGCAATAATATAATAATAGGGCATGTACCTGAGAATCCTGGTCTTGATAGTATGTTCGGTGTGCTAACAATGGAATATGAAAGCAGAAAAGTTATAGTTGAAAATGTGACAGATCCAGCTGGTGAAAAAATTATAGTAGAGTGGGACTACGACATACTTGAAGCTGATTTAAACAACTTCTATTTGCTAACGAATGTTATAGCATAAGTAGTGGCCGCGCTGAAATATGCGCGGTCAAATTCATTGCAAGGTGGTTGAGATGTTTTGCACAATTGAGGATTGCAAAAGTATAGCTAAAAAGTTGAATGATTTAGAGCAAAACGAATTAGAGGCGTATCTTGAAAAAAGTTATTTGATTGTAATAACTGATTTAAATGCTATAGTGCCTAAAAATATGATTGAGCATATAACAAATAGTGGCGCATTAAAATTGCTGCAAATATATAAAACGTGTGAAATGGCGCTTGCTGGTGCATATGGTACCGCGCGGAGGGTGGACGAAGTAACCGATATCCAGTTTTTTCAAAAGTTATATGACAGATTGCTTAATAATCTTAGAAAAGGTGAAGTTCTTATTGATGGTAGTGTTAATGTTAAAAATTATCCTGCTATTGAGCGGGTACGAATAAAATTGTATAATGTTAAAGGTCAGCCAGGTTTTTTTGGTGACGAAAATATAAGCGATACTGATGTTGAGGTTGGTTAATGATTGTTTACGGACTTGATATTGAAAATAAAAAAGAAGTTATACAGTGGCTTGATGGTATACGTAAGTGTTTAGGTGATGCACGGCCTTTATGGCAAGCTATGATACCTAAGATAAAAGAATTTGTTGCACATGAATTCCACCCAACACAAGATAGCCACAAGGGGTGGGCTTCTTTAAAGAAAAAATATAAAGAATCTAAAATACGAGCGGGACACGCTCCTGGTATTGGAGTAAGAACAGGAAGGTTGGCATATGCTGCTGGTGAAAAAGCAATAAAGACATTAAATGAAAAATCGTTAATATGGCAACTTGACGAAAGTATACCTGTTGAGAATGGTGAGCGTTATGCAAAATCTTTCCATTTCGGCAGTGATGATATACCGGCGCGCAATATATATAAATACACTGCGTTGCGTGTAAATAGTTTTTTGACGTTAGATTTTAAACAATTTAATTCTGGTGCTACACATGCGAGCTTTACATATGCATGGTTTAAAAAATCTTTACAACAGCAGGGGTTTAAATGAAAACGTTATTAATTAAATTAGCTGAACAGATAGCCGATAATATTGAATATTTGAACTTAGCTGGACATTATTGTGCTGATACTTTTAGTCTTGTGCAATTAAACAAATATCCGTTTTTCAATGTATTGCCAAATCCTGTTAATTCTATAGAAGTGATAGAAGCAAGCAATGTAAATATAGCATCGTTTGAGCGATACATTTATAATGTTATTATACAATTTGCAACGCGCAATTTAGCAATAAAGGTAGCGTTGCTCGGTGATGATAACAAAAATATCAAGGGTTTGTTTACTGTATATGAAGATATTTATGAAGCCATAAAAAAAGATACTACAATAAATGGTTGTGTTAATGGGTTGTTGCCGGGAAGCAGTATAAATTTTGATGTAGCGCAAGAAAATGTTGATAAATATTTTATAGCAGTTGGCGAAATTAATTTGAAATTTTACAAGGATATTGGATTGAAAAAATGATAATAATAGGCTATAAAGTCAATACTGTAAATGGTAATTGACTTTTATATAAATGCAGAATATGCAAATAACATTATTTATGGAGGTTTGTGATGTCAAATAGTTTAAATATTAATCCAAACAATTTTAAATTTGCAGATGAGTACATGTTTTTGTTTGATCCTGCATTGTACATTGATTTACATGACGGAACCGGGGTACATCCGTTAGGTTATCTTGAGGCCCAAAAAACTTGGCGGCAATCGATGGAATATGCTGTTTTTAAAACAGGTATTCCGGAAACAGAAGTACGACGAGATTTAATATCACAAGAGTTTACACTTGAAGGGACTTTAAAGCAGATACAGCCCGAAACACTTGCGTTGATAATGCAACGTCGTATTGATACTTCAAATGCCGATTGGGTTCGTGTTATTATAGGCACTGAAATACCACCGGCTATATTTCCGTCAGCTATTCTGATAGGCAAAAATGTTGGTGGGCGTGAATTGCGCTTATATATCCGTAGGTTGCAAATAGTAGCAGAGGACATTGAAATTTTATTAGGTGGCAACGAATATGCAAGCGTTAAATTTAAAGGTATAGCGCAACGCGACCCGGCTCCACTTACAACTAATCCTAGTTGGCCGTACAATGCGAATTTAGCAACACAAGATAATATTGCGTTCTGGGCGTTTGCTGTCGAACAACAATAGCTAATAAAGGTAGGCATTTCCTTGCCTTTGTTTTATAGAGGGGGTTGCAATGCTGGTATATCTTGATGATAAAAAAATTGAGATTAAGAAAATATTACAGGATGCTGTTACTGATTTAGATTTATTAAAAGAAAAGCCGATAGCTTTCAAGAAAGGTAAATATTTTATTATTGCGCAACCTGTTAGAGTGCTTGAACATGACGAATTTTTACAACAAATGGCGATGTTAATTATAAAGTATTATGATATATTCAATCAAATTGATTTGCTATCGGCTTTTGATTATAAGAAGCAAGGTGTATTAGAACAAGTAGTTAATAGTCTTGCCATTTTTCAGGCAAGTAAAAAATATCATAAGTTTATAAAAGATGCGTATAAATTTTGTGTGAAGTGGTGTTATGTTGCTACTGAAAAAAATAAATATGCAAAAAGACGACGATTTTTGTCTAAAAGAATTATAGCAGAATTCAACCCGGCAGAATTGATTTACTTTCTGTATTGCTTATTTGTTTTTAATTATGATATAGTAAAAAAAAATACCATTCAATTTTTGGCAATGTTCAAAGGGATAGAAATCAACGGGATGCAATCACAATCGGACATATCTTCGCGTGGTATGAACAAAAAGGCTGTGATAATGCCAGCATACTCCGAAAAACCTTTCAATGCTTCCATCTTAGCCTTGTTCGAGGAGCAGAGCAAGCAATGATTGAAAGTGATATAATACATATGAATAGCGAAGGTATTAAAACAAAAAAACTTGTAAAGGGGTGTTAAGATGCCTTCGGCAAATGAGATACTTATCAAGGTAACAGCTGACAATGCACAATTAAAAAGCAAGCTAAAGGAAACTGAAAAAGAAATTGAAAAAACAGCAGATACTGTTACAACTTCGTCAAGTAAGATAACACAATTTATGAGTAAGATAGGCGCCGCTGCTGTTGCATATATTGGAGTACAAACGGTTACGGCTGCCGTAGATGCTGCAAAAGAATTAGTTAATTTAGAACAAGGATTTAAAAACCTTGCGAGTAGTGCTGAAGGTGGTGCTGAAGGATTAATGCAAGCTGTTGAAACTGCTTCGAAAGGATTGATATCACAACGTGATATAATGAAGTCAGCCAACCTTGCAATACAGTTAATGGGTGAAGAGGCTTTGCAGAATTTGCCGAAAATGGCTGAGATTGCTGCAGGTATAGCAATGGCACAAGGTAAAGACGCGAAAGATTTATTAAATGATATTGTTGTTGCAGCGGGGCGCCAATCTGTATTGATACTTGATAATTTAGGTATTAGTAGCGCGCGAGCTGGCGAATTAATGGAGGAGTATGCAAGGAGTTTAGGTAAGACGCGTGAGCAGTTAACAGAGACAGAGCGCAAGGCCGCCTTCTTTTATGCAACGATGAAAGCTGGTGAAGAAACATTACAGGCAAGTGGTGGTATTACTGAAAATTTTGGTACGGCTGTAGAAAAACTAAACGCAAAATGGTCTAATCTAAAAGATAGTACGCTAAAATTGTTATTGCCGTTGTTGTCATCTTTAGTTGATATTATTACTGCTATTGTAGATGGGGTGCAGTGGCTTGTAAGTGGTTTCGATGCGTTGATAAAAAAGATTGCATCAAATAAATATTTACTTTCATTTCTTTCTATTATACCCGGCATGCAACCGATAGCCATGGGCATGCATGCTAAGCAACAGGAAGAACGACAACCTATAGCGAAAACACAAAAAAAAGCTATACAAGAATTACCAACAGCAACACAAGTAAAAAGTACTAAAGTAAAAACAGAAGAGCAGAAAGCAGTAGATGTAAAAACTGAACGTATAGTAACTGCTGAAGACTTTGTAAAAGATAGAAAAATGCAATATGCAGTTGATGAATTAGCGAACGCTTTTGGCCGTTTAGAAGATGCGAGTAAGAATGCAATTTATAATATGTTGTGGGGAAAAAATAGTTGGTCAGAATTTCAAAAAGCATTATCGCAAATGTTGAAACAATTAGTTGCTGATATTATATATTTAACGTTAAAAGTAATTGCACTTAATGCCGTGATGGCTGCGATGCCATTAGGTATGAATATGGCAGGAGGTGGACTTGTTACACGTGTATTAAGTAAAATATTCGAGCGAGGGTATATGCCGCCTGTATATGCGAAAGGCAGAATACCTGCATATCCGCAAGGCTACGTACCTGCCGACCACTTCTTGGCATATATTGGAACAAAAGAAGCGGTGATGCGTAAAGAGGCCACACAAGCAAATAGAGATATATTAGCGTGGATGAATGCTAATGCAGGGCAACGGTATCCAGGAGAGATAAAATTTACAAGCGTGGTTACATTAGATGGCAAAGAAATAGGACGCGCTGTTGATTCTTACCGTGATAATGTTGCTTCTTTAACTGGTATGCAAAATTATTATAAACGGAGCGCATATAAATGATAACGCTTCATAATGATAATGTAATAAAATTTGATTATAATCATAGTAACATTTACACAATAACGGATGTTATTAAAATTGGTGCTGACAAAAATGCAAACAACAGGATAAGTGAAGAGTTGACAAATAATAATTCTATCTTTGTTGATAGTGTGAATGGCAATGATAATAATTCTGGTACTAATGAAAATCCTGTAAAGACGATTAAGAAAGCTATACAATTATGTACATCAGAACGGTTTATTGTGATAAAAGATAGTGGTATATATAAAGAACAGAATTTAATCCTTGGCAATAATGTAAAAGGTATTATCGCATTAGAGGGACAAGCACCTGTTATACAACCTTTGTATAATACTGAATATCAGCATATTGATGATTTAAATGTAGTGCAAAGTGTACAAGATACAGGAATAAATTTAGATGGTTACACTGTTGTAAAAGCAGAACAGATGGCAGGGGGCGATATAATATTTTTATTGTATAAGAATGAATATCCATGTGATTTTTATTTCTGTATATATGATCCTGTAAATCATGTTATAGTTAAAGATAAAACTTCATTAGGTGGTGATTATCCAAGCTGGCCTTTTAGTATTTGTGCTTTACCTGATGACGGATATGCTTTGTG